AACATATTCTTTAGAATCGGACTTGTCCACTAATTTAGATTTAGAAGATTTTTTGGTTGACATATATTATATAAATGTTATATTAATATAATTTTAAGTATTTATTTTATTAATATATTTTTTCTTTTTTTAGTATTAAACTATTTTTATTATATTTTAGAAAATTTGTATTAATATATTTTTAGTATTAAACTATTTAGTGAAAATTTGTATTAAATTATTTAGTGAAAATTTTAATTATATAAAATTATTAAGTAAAAATTATATTTTTTTCTTATTTAATAATATAAACAAAAATGAATTTCAATATGGGAGAAATAGTGAAAAGAGCTATTAAATATTTAGTAGAAGGTTTGATGGTTGCGATTGTTGCATTTGTTATTCCACAAAAACCATTAAAAATGGAAGAAATTGCCATCATTGCTTTAATGGCTGCCGCGACATTCTCTATACTAGACACATTTATTCCTAGCATGGGAGTAAGTGCTAGAAGCGGTGCTGGTTTCGGTATTGGTGCTAACTTGGTCGGCTTCCCTAGAATTGGTTAAACACAACGCTTAACCCTTGTTTTTATATAGTTTTTTTATAGTATTTATTATTTATAGTTATGTATATAAATAATAAAATAGTATGTTAGAAGCTATGCCTATGCTAGCTATGCCTACATTAGGTATATTAGCAACACCTTATATAAATTTAACTAATAAAAATTCGCAAGAGCTTATTTTAGATAAAAATTTGCTACGACTATTAGCAAAGAAAAATATAAATTACATAATTATTCAATATACTATTAATAAATCAAAATTAAATGACCTACTTAATAATTTAGACGGTTTAATATTTCCAGGAGGTCAAGCAGGTAACTTTTATAATAATAAATTCTACAAAGCTTATTTCAAAATCCAAAAATTTTTAGTATTACAAGCGCAACATATAAACTCAATAACACGACCATTCCCCATTTTAGGAATTTGTAATGGTTACGAAAATATGATTTTAATAGAACGCAATTATAATATAACAAAAAACCATATAAAGAATGTTTTTATAAACGTAAAGTGTTATAAGAATTATAATGCTCCGCTATTTAGTAAAAAATATAGGATCAAGCGTTTGCATAAGACCAAGAAAATAATACATAATAATTTGTTAGCAGTAGACCCTAAAACTAATATAGGCGATTATAAAATAATGGCTACTAGCTTGGATAAAAATAATAAGGGGTTTATTGATATAGTAAAACATAATAACTATCCTTTTTATGGTTTTCAAGGGCATCCCGAAATAAAAAATGGAGAACTGTTAGAACCATTTTTTAAAGTTGTTAAAGCTAGTTTTAACAAGCATAAAAGAAGCTAGTTTTAACAAGCATAAAGAAGCTAGTTTTAACAAGCATAAAGAAGCTAGTTTTAACAAGCATAAAGAAGCTAGTTTTAACAAGCATAAAGAAGCTAGTTTTAACAAGCATAAAAGAAGTGCAACTGCTAAAATTTATAATAATTCTAAAATTAAAACATTGAAATTGAGAGTCTTGAAGTATTAATTATTTAATAATAAGCTATATTATATTTTTTCTTAAGTTTCTTAGACTTAATAGGTCGCCTCTTAGACTTAGTGGGTCGTCTCTTAGACTTAGTTTTTTTCGATGGTTTAGGTTTAGTCTTCTTTAATGATCTAGATTTTTCTAGTTTATTATTTGAAGTATCAAATACTTCTTTTGGTATATATCTAAAGAAATTCAAATTATATAATTTAGAATCTCGAGAGATTATATTTTCTTTAACTTGCGAATAAATCTTAGACTTCTCTTCTCTCATATCTTCCAATGTTTGTTGCTTACCGTAACATAAAACACTAAATCTGCGCAATAACCCTTTTTGTTGCAGGCGATTATTTAGTTGAACTTTGAATAAATATTCAGCAATACATAATAATCTATTTTCATCATAATACGGCCTATTTGCGTATATAAATATTAAATAGAAACTCAGTATTGTATCTATTGTTGCTACTTTTATTTTTTGACCGTTAATGACTATAACATTGTAGTTATGACACGCAGTTGATTTATAAATAAATGCAATTACATCTTTATTTACTACAATTTCATAATGAACGGATACATATTCACCTATAGGTTGTTTTTTATTAATTGTAACATTTTTAAAACCCTCATAATTTAATTGCTCTTTTAATATTCTAGCACTTGCCTCTGGATTATCACTTAATACATCAAAATCCGGAATTTTAGAAATTTGTATGCGTTCTTTATATGGCATATGTTTACTATATAAAGCACTAGCAAAGCCGCCAAAAAATACAAGTCCTTGATTTACAAAGCAATCTTTAGTAATCTCATAAATCTCTCCCTGTTTGTTGTCATTGCCTTCATAGTGCCTTTGAAAATCAAGATTTTTACACGATTGTCCTATTAACGGAAAATGCTTATTTAATAATATAATACGCTTAAGAACTTTCTCCCACCGCGAAACGTCACCCATAGGACGAGAGAGCTCTTGGTACATAGACATTCGTAAAAAATTTGGCGGGCAATAAGTTATGGCATTAATCTTTATTGCTTTTTGGTATATATTTTTAAATAAACTGTTTTCCATATACGTGATGTCTGCTATTGGAATAAAATTTACATACACCTTATATGTTCCTGTGTGAACACCTGACTTTGCTTCAACTTCTTCGTAGCCAGCGTTATAATAAATATTTGCTAAATCTCTCGCATATTCCATAGCTAGTGGTGAAAAGAAATCATAATCTGGTATTTCAATATCTTTGTTGTAAAATCTATATTGCTCCGGTAATATGTTATTTATGGCTGTTCCGCCATAACATAGTGTTTTATGTGTTCGTAAGAAATTTTCTAAAATTTCTATAATTTTTTTAATTGCATCCGATTGAACAAGTTTTCGACCACTAATTAAAGTAGCATTATCTATTGCCTTTCTCAATATTTGTAATTCTTTTTCTTCAAATGTTTCTTTCATAACTATATATTATATACTAGTAATATTATAATATAATGTTATAATATGTTATAATATGTTATAATATGTTATAATATGTTATAATATGTTATAATATGTTATAATATGTTATATAATATAATAAAAAATAGCGCGCTAAATACCATAATTAACACCTAATCCAGTTGTGTCGGGTATAGTTGGTATGTCTATATTTAATAACTCTGTTCTTGATTTTTTAAACCACGAATAGTTTTGCTTTGCTTTAAATAACGCATTATATCCCAGTAAGTTATTATCCATATTCTGATGTTTCATACATATAGCCTGACACCCAGTATCAAAAGATAGCGCAGGATCAAAGTTTATTATTGAATTATCTAAATTTGGTAATACAATGGTATATTTTGTTTTTGTAGACTCCATAAATGAAATGGAACCTTTTTTAGAAGCAATTTGATTATATCTAAATGTATTGCAATTTAATCCTTTGGCTTTCAAATTAACGTAGTCTTTCAATTTACTTAAATCGGCATTAGTATCAATAATACTAGGTAATGGGTTGAATTCACAAATTATAATAACTTTTCTATACAATTCTTCCATTTGCGCAAATATTAAAGTCTCTTCTTTTCTGGTTTCAATTGCAAAAACCCCGTCAGCGTCGCCTAAATATTTTTCGATTATATCGCCCATTTTTTTAAGCATAACCAAGTTAGTGCTCATAACTCTAAAATTTAATATTAATGGATCATTTGCGCAATTTGTAGAAGTAAGATTGAAAGCCTTTTCTTTAATAGTGAGTAATACTTCTTCTAATAATAGTGAATTATAAGTTTCTTTAATATAATTACTGTTAGCAGTAGACGCTGCAACAATAGGCACATTATTATATGAATAAATCTCAAAATCTAAAAATCTACACCCATTTGCAATACACTTTTCTAAAGCACAAAGCGCAACAAAGTTATTTTTGTAGCCATCGCCACAGCAACAATTATAAGCACTTTTAACGTGATAATTTATTAATTTATTATTTGAAGTATCAATCCCAAATCCGCTATTTTGTTTTACAATAGCACCAGTGGTGTTAGTAGTGGGATTGAGAAAATAGGTAGTATTTGTTAATGATGGCCAATATATATTTAATTTATTGCAACTTCTGGTTTTTAAACTTAATCTATTAGCGACCCAGCTAAATAAAAGTAATACTATAAATATTATTATTGACAATGTTATATAGAAATATTGACCACTACCAATATTTGGCATTTTTAATGAAGTAGTAGGACTAGACATATATATGTTATACTATTTATTATTATTATAAAATATAATAAAATATTATATTGTATTATGTTAAATTTAATTAAAAATAGTTATTATAACATAAATAATATAATATATTATTAATTATTATAATAATAATATAATATGGCAGGAGGACTATTAAATTTAATAGCGCTAGGAAATCAAAATATTATTTTAACAGGCAATCCTACAAAAAGTTTTTTCAAGTCCACATATTATAAGTATACCAATTTTGGGCTGCAAAAATTTAGAATTGACCAAACCGGACAAATGGAATTAGATGTAACCAAGAAGTCCAGTTATAGTTTTAAAATGCAGCGTTATGGCGATTTATTAATGGATACTTATTTAGTTGTAAAATTACCAAAAATATGGAGCCCGCTATTAAAATATAATGCTAATGACTATAGGCCTTATGAATTTAAATGGATTAAAAACATTGGATGTCAAATTATCGAGTCGGTCAAT